ACCTGTAACATCTGAGTAATTAGTTGTTGCTGCACCATATGTACCAGACTCACCGCTTTTAATTAGTGCAAGTTTTAAAGTGTGGGTATCCAGATCGTGGACACCGCCAAGAACTTCTGATTTAAAACTTGTACACATTGCTGTTGTAATGCCCATGTTTGAATCCCTTTGTTTACAGTTAGAGAGGCCACCCTAAAGCAGCCTCTCAAGTTATTTTATGCTAGTAAATCACGATCTACTTCTTGAGCAGTACCATCTTTACCTGCATCTGTGCAGTTCATCATTACTGCCCAAATGCGGAATTTACCTGTAGTAACAGCACCACCTGACAATGTAGCTATTGTCATGTCAATGTTGTCGTCAGCTACAGCCATTACTGGCTGATATGCTGCAGGGTTTTGTGCAACTACTGCCGCAGCTGATGTGCCATCAAAGCCATCAACAAATACGTCAGGGTCAACACCAGTGCCTAAGTCTACAGTAAATGTAGAACCATCAGAAGCAGTGTCAACTTCAATACCTGCGTTCAAAATCATTGTACCTTTTGGTACAGCGATTACAGGAACAACATCAGATGCTGCAAGAGCACCACCTTTGTCAGATAAAGCAGTTGCTAAGTTCAATGTAGTTTGAACCAAGTATGGATTTCTACCACGCTGCGAATTACCTCTCGCTGCTTGAAGTGTATTATCACCTAATGCCATAATCTAATCTCCCTTACGCTAAGCAATATGCAGCAGTTACGATAGCTTCAGGGCGAAGTATCTTTCTGCCATACAAATGCATACCACGAACAATATCAGCGAAACTATCAGGGTCTCTGTAAGTTTCTGTCTTATTGATTTGTTCAGCAGTAGCTATAGCTGACTGATGTCCTGCTACAATAATTCCAAAGTTTGAAGCATTCTGACCACCTGTTGTCGCAGGACCTGTGCCTACAGACGGAAGGTTGTTAGATGAGTAAACTTTAAAACCATGTAAGTTATTTATCACCATACCATTTTGAAGACCACCTGTGTTTCCACCAAAGTCTGCGTTAAACAGTCTTGAGTCTTCGTCTTTTAGTATTTCAATAAATACAGGGTCAAGAACTAGCCATCTGTTAGCTGAGTCAACATTTTGTTGATCCATCAATCGTGACATACGTGCAATAACTTGTAATGGAAATGCATTACCTGTTGTTCCACTCTTAGCTGCTGTTGCTCCACCTGCTCTTGGCTCAAGACCAATAGCTTGGTTTGCAGTACCAGCAGTACCATCAGCTTGTGTAAAGTCAGAGGAATCAAGTGACATTGAAGCCAATAATTCTGCACCAACTAAGTTAGAACCACTAGAAGATGTTGTCACAGCTTTAGAGCCGTTTACTGATGTATTAACAGTGTCAGCATTGCTATGCAATGATGATTGCTTAAAACCAGCTAAGTAACCCAATACTTCTTGATCGTATTGGTCTTTCAATCTGTACGCTGCACGATCAGATGCAAGTGATTGAAAGTTAATATGCGAATGAGCTTCTTCAATGTCATCAACTTTAAATGCAAAATAATTTGCTTTGTCAATAACTAGAGAGAACTCTTCATCGTCAATGTCTTGTGGTGAAATAGTTGTGCCACGAGCATATGACTTGACTGTAATTTCAGGTTCTTTGATTACTTTAACTGTATCTCCAAAGTTTGCAATTTCACCAAAGTAGTCTGAATTTGTTATCGCTTCTACAACAGAACCCTTACGAAAAGCAAGTTGTACCTGTTTAGAATAGATAATTGGCGAGAAATTTCCGTTAGGTAAATTTCCGTATCCTGCCGCAGTAGTAAAAGCCATTTTAATTCTCCTATCTTTTACTTAAACAGATGCAAAGTACCATACCATTAGAGGTCTACTGTTAAAGGTGCAAACTTAAAATACGTTGCAATCGTATTCAAAGATTGGGCTTAAACATAATAGAGTGTTCTTCTCGTATTACTGGAATTTGCTAATTAATTAAACATAAACTAGGTTGCATATAATATGGGCTAGTTTATGGTTTGCTTGTAGTTATACACATAAATATTTGTTTGTCAACTACAAATTACGATTTATCTAGCAGAGCCAGATATATCATAAATAAATTTACCACTACGTATAGCTTCCATTATTTCGTCAGATCGTTTTTCATATTCTTGAGGACTCATCTTCTGAACTTGTGACTCTTTGATATAGGAAGCTGTTTCATCTGTAGTTGGTTTACTTTTTTCTGATCTAGTATCTACAGCTTTAGCCGCATCTTTTTCATTTGATTTCTTTTTAGGCTTTATATCTTTATCTGCCTTATATAAATCAATTGCTCTTGCTGCAGATTTAGCATCAGCACTATTCTCATACAGTGCATCTTGTACCCACTTAGGTTGTTGATCAGCCCAATCGTGGAACTCGTCACTATCTCTAATCTCTGCAAAGTCAGGGTGTAATCTTAATAACTCTGCTTCAGCTTTTTCTTTTGATGCTTCAACTCTTAGGTCTTCGTATTCTTTCATACGATTCTCTAACATTTCATTTTGTTCTTTTGCTTTTTTAATTGCTATGGTTTCAACTATTGCAGCAACGTCAGGATATTCTTTAACCCAAGTATCTAATTCTTCTTCTGTCTTTGGTAATTTAATTTCACCTTTTGTTGAAGACTCTAGTTGTTTTTTAAGTTTTTCAACTTCTTTTTTTAGTTCTTCGGCTTGTTTTTGCGAATGTCTGCGTAAGTCGCCATAGCGTTTCTTAAAACTTCTTTCCTCAGCATTTTCAGGAACACTCTCATCTTCAGCGTCTTTTTCAGGTTCTTCAGATTTAGTATCACCTTTTTGCTCCTCTACTAATTTACTTAGCTCTTCTTCGTCTTTTTTTATTTTATCTTCTCTGCTATATGGTCTAGCCATAAATGCTTTTTTTTCTGCTTTAACTTCTTTTACCATAGCTTGTGCTTGTTCTGCCATGTTCTTCTCCTTTGTTGTTGGGGTCATAGTAGCCACTAGGGGGTGTGAGTAGCCAACATTAGTGTATTATATACCTGATCTCATTTGTTCTTTTGAGATACCTCCTTCTTTTTCATCATCGTCTTTGCCTATGTCTATTCCTGTTCTATCTTTAAAGGCTTGTTTATCTTTATCTGTTTGTATTACTGTTCCACCTTTATCTTCAAAATCTTTTCTATCTTCACGTGACATTCCTTCAAGTCCTGTCTTTTTACCTTTTGTCATTTGTTTTATTTGTGTAGCTGATAGTGGGTCTTTACCTACATTTCTTTTACCCTTTTTTACTTTTGGTTTAAATGCATCAGACTTTCTAGCTTTTGCAGATGCATCACCTACCCTTTGTGTTATTCCTGTTCCTACAGATGTCATAGCATCTCTTAAATTAGATACCATTCCTGCATTAATTGCCTGTGCTGTACCTGTTATAGCACCCATAGTTCCTGTTGCTTTACTAAAACCTGTTTGTATATCTTTAAAAAGATTTCCATACTTAGATTTTAATCCTCTTCTACCCGGAGTTCCAAAGGCTGTCGTATCTAAACTAGGTGAGTATACATCCCATTCTTTGCCGTTCCACATAGCTTTAATATCTTGTACATTTTCAGCTACCATTGCATCATATTCTCTTTGATTTTGTGTAGTCCAACCTGCTGGAGCTTTACTTTGATCTACTGCTCTATCAAAGATAGTTTCACCTTCAAGATTAGCCCATGTATCTGCACCAGAATCTTTATCTAAAGATATAGGATTTCCCGGATTAATTATTTTGCCTTGATAAACTGTGTATGTTTCATCTTTATCTTCCTGAACTGTTTCAGGTTGCTCTATTGGATTTGTCATTTTAGATTCTTTAATAGCATCTGCACTAGCTTGTTCAGAACCTTTTGGTACATATCCAGCAGGCACAGCAGGTATAGGTGTACCACTTACTACATAAACAAGTATCTCATCTCCTGTTTTTGGATTTACATATACTACCTGTCTTATACCTGCACCACCCATAAATTGATTATATTTAGATGAAGGAGTCAATCCACCTACAGCCATCTCTACTTCATTGCCGTCATCGTCTTCTGCTATAATGTCTGTTTCATCAAAAGGTAAATCATCA